CTGATTTGCGCTGTATGGACCGAAGCGAATCTTTCCGGCAATGCTTCCAGCCGAAACCGTAACGGGCCTCTTTGAATCGTCTGGGTCAGCCTCTCTTCCGGGTCGGTATCCGTACTCCATCGAATCGCCAAGGCCCCAGACGACAATGTCTGAGTTTCTTATCTCACTCGACGGTCTAGCCGCTGTGTCGCCAAAATGCCTCAGCCCTCCAAAGGTGCTCCTAGAAACCTTCTTGGGAAGGCGTACCCCAAGAAGGGCCTCTCCCTTGTAGACAGTTGAGGCTGTGATCCTCTGGCCCTTTATCACCGTGATGGCGTCGAGCTGATAGTGGTAACAAACAACCATGTCATTCAGGTCGCCTGGGCCGCTCTGAAGAGATATAAACAGCCTTCTCTCTCGCTCATCAAGCCAGGCTGTTGCGGTCCTCAGCCCCTCGGTAAAGACATTCTTCCACCAATTATTCAGGTTCTCAGACAAGGGCTTCACCGAAGCGCCATCAAACTGATACACCCCATCAACGCCGACAAAGACAAGGCGCTCATAGGCCAAGATAGATGCCCTCGGAGAGGTGCTTCCGATTGACTCGTCTACGGGAGTAAGGATTGGCGAACCGTCAGAAAGAGCAGTCACCTGCCACATCGAGTCCTTTTTGAAGATAATGAGCGAATCGCCAAAGGTAACGACCCCCGTTACTGGCGTTCCGTCAGCGCTATTTACGTCCAAGTACTGCAGAGCTGAGCTCATCTGTTCTGGCAGGCCAGGGTCGCTGTAGAACACAAACGACGGGAACTCTTTCGCGACGTAGTACCCGCGCCCTCTAAAGAACTTAATGAACTTGCTTGTTGGCGGGGCGGTCAGGCTTTCCCGAAGGGGCGAGCCTAGCGAAGCTGCCGATATTGTGTCCTCGTGGTCGTAGACAGTGCGCTCGTTGATGCAGACCTGTCGCCAGAAGTAGTACTCCCCGTCCTTCGCCCTCTTGTAGATATTCCTCCAGATGACATCTTGCTGCTTAGGCCTGTCAAACCCGGTGAGTTGGATTAGCGCCCTGTTAGTCCCTTCTGTGGCATTCCCGTCATCTATCGCCTCCTGAAAATCTTCGCCGGCAAGATCGTCATACATTTCGCCTGTCGTAACAAAGTCACTCGCATCGCCCGGAGGCCCCTCAGCCCCGGTAGATCCAACAAACGTACATTTGTACTGAAACTTCTGAATCTCATTAGCCTCATTACCCCTATCGGCCTCGCCAAAGCCACTAAACTCTTCTCCGATAGAGAAGGCAGGGTCAAGCTTCGCGCTAACCATCTTCTCGACGTGCAGTGGAGATGGGCGCTCGGTCACTCCTACCCTTGCAGCATAGTCGCCATTCCACTTTACGTTTGCGTCTACACCGTTTGATATAAACAGCCAGTTGGCCCAGGACGCGAAATAGTCTCCCCCGTACTGGTCTTCCGGCTCAACTCGCCTACCATCGATGAACTGGTAGCCCAGATCGTCGCTTACGCCAGGAACCTTAAAGTGGCTATGCCAGGGACTATCAATTCCAATATGAGGTATCCCAGGATTCTCTAGCCTGTCCCCCCTTAGAACAAGCAGACGACTCCCTTTGTACTTGTCCAGGGTGTTGCCGTCAGAGTCCTTCAGCCGTCCTAGCGCTACGGGATAGATACCCTCCGCCTCGCCACTGTCGCCCGTTAAGGAGATGACAAGCTCGCTGGGACCGCCCCTTATCTGGAACGGAGTCATTGAACTGATTCTTGTGTTCAGGAGGTGGAACTCATCAACGGCCCAGTCGACGAGGTTTCTTATCCCTCGAGTCTTCTCAACCGTCCCAACTACCTGGAAGTAACAACCATCTACTTTTCGGGCTTCGCCGCTCTTAACCCAAACACGGTCGGTAAGACCCCTAGTAAGCACGGGTACAGCATGGAAACCTTTCCCCTGCGCTATGCGAGCCATTAAAGCGTCCCCTAGCCTGTGATGGTTCTAGGCCAGCTGCCAAGGGCCTCGTCGATCTCAGGCTCCCCGCGACCAATCTGGATGCGTGTTCCTGGGTCAGCCTCCTCTTCGCGCTCCATACGATCTACCCCCTCCATCGCATAGGCCCTCTTCTGAGCTGCGGCACCATGATTCTCTTCTTCGCTAAGCGCATAACTTTCCGCTAAGTCGAGAAGGATGGGCTGGTGCTGCCTGGGGATATGCGGCGTATCATGGTCCTCTGTGAGCTCCTGAGGAGCAACAAAGTACGTCACGTCCGCCAAGTACTCCTCGTCTGGCGGGGGCCAGAAGCGAATGTGGTGACTTCCGCCAGTATTGAGATCGCGCTCTGCCACAGCTCCAATATTTGAGGAGAGCAGATTCCCCGATGAGTCTGTGTCTTGATGAGAGAAGCCAAGACTGCTGTCCACAGCGGTGTCGGTGAACCAGAGGCCAACACCGCCAACAATAACGTTTACCAAATGATAAAACTCAGAGCCGCCGTCCTTCGTCCTATAAATGGCAGCGCCGTAATCGGAGCGCATCGTACCCCCTCCGACATTCATCGACGGCCTGCCTCCTGGCGCGACTATCTCGATTGAGGCCACGGGAGACATCGGGCCTAATTCCTGCGTCTTCGTGTTGTAATAACAGTACTTGTACTGAAATACGGTTCCCGCATCAAAGGTCGCCGCCGACGAGTCTTGCGCCACAAAAAGAGCATTGTCAGGCGCTGGTATCTGCGTGTGTCGCTCGAGAGCGTAATACTGAGGGTACGACTCGTAGTCCTTAACCGTCAGTCCCTTCATATGAGGCGAAAGCAGGCTCGACTCTCGGATGTGTCTAACGAACCCGTTGCCCGTACAGACGATGGACTCGATTGAAGCAGCTCCCTCAGGAAGCGGATACTCGTCCCAGTAGATCTTCCAAGAGTCGGCGTAGGTAGCGCCCACCCCCGAGCCTGTTGGGTTGATCGCAGAGGATGTGGCGCCTCCATACGGCGCCTCTAGGTAGAGGTTCGTGGGTGTCGCCGTGTCGTGACTAAAGATTCGGTTTACCGTCCCGTCAGGGGCCTCTATTTTGGCTCCTGTTCGGGTGTCCTGGGTGGCAACGACCGATGTCATGTTCGTGACCAACCGACTGCCGTTGGTGAAGATGGCTCCGCTTGTGGCTGTAGCTGACGGGGTGCCGTCCGGGGAAGCCGTCACAGCCTCAGGTGCATGTGTCCCGAACTGGTGGGTTCGCCTAAGCCAAACCCAGGTATTCCGCCGGCCACAGATCGCCATATAGGCGTCGTTGATGAAGTCGCCTAGACGGGCGTCATTCCCGTCGAATCCGCGCCGGCGACCCAGGCGCTGCTTAAGTGTCGCAAAGTCCATTCGGGTCTCCTAGAGAGCTCAAGAGGGGGCGGGCTAAGGTCAGTTCACCCACCCCCTCAAGAGACTACCCGAATCTATCGACCCGGAGGTGCGTGTCGCAGGAACACCACGATGTTCATGGTGTTGGAGGTAAGGTTCGCGGGCGTGCCTCCCCCGACATCAGTGAACAGAACCCGAAGGAGGTCGCCCGCCTCCAGGAAGACGTTCCTGGGCGAGGCGCTTTCTGGGCCATCCACCTCGAACGAATAGGACGTATTGTCGGTGATACCGGCGGTAGTACTCAGAGACGAGATCCCCAGCGAGTGCCAGCCATCGGCGTCATTTCCGACTTGAAGGTCGATAGTCCAGTAGTCGGTGCCATCAGCCCCGATAGCAGCACCGAAGGAGATGTTGGCCGACTCCGCCTTGAACCGCCCGCTAGTTGTTGGCGGGGTAATAAAGACAGGCCGGTTAAAGGTTGTGGAGTGGCCGGCGCTAACCAGGGTGGTGGAGACCGGCACAAGCCCGACGCCGTGGACCTGGTTGCCGCCTTTGATGGCGTTCCAGATGGGGCGACCGAAGCCTGAAGGTGCAGTAGAAGTAGCCATAATTCAATTCTCCTCGACCTGTTTGGGTAGGGGGCCGAAACCCCCTACCCTCAGGCGTGTTGCCCGTCAGCGGCTCTACAGCAACTGACGGGCGAGTTTGTTAGTACGACATCGGGTTGTTGATGACGGTCACCCGACACAACACCTGAGCCGCAGGATTCGTCACAGGCAGGACGGCAGGGGTGGCGGCAGTGATGGTTCCATCGACCAACTTCCCGCGAACCTCTGTGATGTACTCGTCACCTTCGCCATTCGCGACAGCCCCGACAATGTTAGCCGTTGTAAGCGTCGTGTGAATAAATGCCAGTCCAGCGCCTGCACCATCCTCTTGGGTGGTCACAGGTGCCAGGAACGCTCCGATAGACACCGTAGTGCTCGCATCGCCGTACACCTGGGCGAGACACTCGCCAGAGATGCAGATCGGTCCTGCCTGTCCAGCGGGAATCTTGCCGGTAACAACGCCAAACACAGCAACAGCATTGGCCGCAACCAAGGCACGACCGTCGATGACCTGTGGGCCGTCAACAGTAATCACCGCAGAGTCGTCAATGGCAACAACGTCGCCAACAACGAGGTCCACGGTGGCTCCAGCGCTATCAACCACGCTGTTGCGTACCGAAATAATCTTACTCTTTCCATATCCGAGAGACATATCAGTACCCCTTTCTAGGCGCTGTAGGCACCGCCAGCAAAGTTAAACGCACCATGCTCGCGGAGATTGTTAATAGTAAGAATGCCGTGGAACTTGGTCTTGCAGATCCAAGCCCATTGCTCCTGGGCCAAACGCCAGTCGTCCATGAAGAAGTGAGCGTTCGGGTTAATCCAGAGAACCATGTTTCCAAGGTTAGTCTGACCCTTGCTCTTGCCCTTCACGGGGTCCAGCATTCCAGGCACAAAGCCATGTCCTGCAGAGGCGCTAGGCGCTCCACCAGTCATGTTGAGCATAAAGCCCTCACCACTGTTCTCGGTGATGTTGTAGTCAGGGATGACAGTTGCACCCTTGAATCGGAGACTGGTGAAGCCTGCGCTTCCCATGGACTCGTCAACCAGAGCGCGCTCCGGTCCACACCATTCCTCGTAGCCGTCATAGACAGCCGGGTCGACCAGCATCGTGTCAGGACGACGACCCCACTGCGAGCACTCGCGGTAGAGCTGAGTCCAAGTCGGAATACCGGCAGTCATGAAACCGCCGCCGATCTGCTGGAACTGGTTGAAGTGGTAGTTAGCGTTCTTCTGGACGTTGCCGACCGTATTGTTTGCGGTTGCTGCCTGCGCTGCGGGAGTCGCAAACTCAATCATGCCGCGAATACCATCGATGTCGCCGTTCACGGTACTAGCCGTGTGAAGCTGTTCCTCGATGTAGTTACGCATAGTAATAGCGCACTGCTGCATCTCGGCATCGAGAAGCTTGCCAATCTGGCGCTTCGCGTTCTGGTTGAGATCGACCTTGTCGCATGCGACGACTGACTGGCAGGAAATCTGCCCCCAGGTGTCCCACAGGAACATCTTGACGAACTCGCTGTCAGCCGTGTTCAGAACCTGCGAACCCTGGTAGGTCTGCACATTCGGATTCTCAGCGTGGGCGAACGGGACTCGCGCATTAGGCGCGGCCTCAAGGTGGATAGAACCCTTGTTGTACATTGAGTACAGCAGGGGGGACTGCTCTAGGATCAGCCAAACAAGCTTCTCCCAGCTAGCGCCCCACGTAAGGCTGAACGCCTTCGTGTAGTCGCTAAGTGTTGTTGAAAATGGAGCTCCCATTAGTTACCTCTTAGAAGGCTTCGCGCAACTCAACCAAACCGACCCTTCAAATCCGGATTCTGCCCCAGGACCTGATCGAGGATGTCATCCATAGACATCGTCGCAGTAGATCCAATAGGGGAAGAAGACGTACCTGACTGGCTGGATGGAGGAGCAGACTCGGCTCTTCGCTTAGCATTATCGATAAGACGGCCCTCATTGACCGCCCTGATGGCACGCTCCCCGGCAAGAGACAGAGCTGCCCGATAGGCATCCTCTGTTCCCGAGCCGAGAAGGCTCACAATTGTTGGGTCGTTAGCATCCAAGATTTTACGCATCTCCGTTTTGACGCGCTCATCCTTGAACTCCCGGTAATTCCCGCCCTTCATATCCTCAAAGATTGTGTTCAAGCGAGAGGCCTCCCGGTGCGGAGCAAAAGTCTCCGCAACAGAATGAACCTGATGCTTAAGCGCATTGATCTCTTCAAGGAGCTGTTGTTCGCGAGGATTTGAGCCGCTGCTCTTCATCCTGGCGTCCATTATCTCAAGCAGAGCGCCAAAACCATCTCCGTTCTCAGCTTTCTCGGTGAACCGCTTACGCAGTTCGTCAACGGTAGGAGCAGTCTCCTGCCCCGCATTGTCAGCCCCATTCGGCTTTTGACCCGACTGTGCTTGCATAGCAAGCCAGGCCTGTTGGAGTTGGTTTCGTTGGTCCTGCAGTACCGACCTATCCTCGTCAAGTCCACGCTTCAAATCAGCGATTTCTTGAGTTTTTGAGGTTAGACCAGATTGCATCTCTCGATAAATGGCTAGGTTTTCCGGCTCAAGGTCTAGGGGATTCCCAGACCAAAACGACCCAGAACCGTTCGCACCATCACTCGAGACATCGGTCCCATTACCAGGAATTGCTTCATCGCTGTTGGTCTCAGAAGCGGCCACTTCCGAATTATCAACGTGCTCTGATGCTGCTTCCGGTGCTGGATTATCGCTGTCAAGCTCAGGGTTCACGGGTTCTCCAAAACGCGACTAAGTTGTAAGTGACTCCCGAACCAGTCGCTCAAGTTCGGGCCTTTTAGTTGTAATCGGGACTTTAATCCCGAGTTTCTTAGCCTGCTTTTTAAGCGCAGGCCAAGTCTTGGAAACAATCGTATCCACTTCTGTGGCATTTGTGTCAACTGCGTTGGTTTCTTGCTTTGTTTCTTTAGCGCGATTCTCCGACCATCGCTTCACAATCTCGTCTTGCGTATACCGCTTGGTTCCAGCGTTGAGACTGCGCTTGCCCTCTTTTACCGACTCGATAAGGCCATGCTTCTTAAGAATCCGCTTAGCCTCCGTCTTTGAAACAGTCTGACCAACCAAGTGATCCTCCGGAGCGTTCTCAGCAAACGTATACTCACCACCATGAGTTGACTGCGTTTTGACATCCGCAACAAAGTCATGACTCATGGTGCCTCGTCGCTGACACCTTGGACATGTGATGTAGGTAAAGCCGCGCTCCTTCTGCGCCACAAATGAATTAACCGTAAAACCCTGCTCAGAAGCGTGGCTGCATCGGCAGCACCTAAGCGTATAAATAGGCATTTAAGCCTCCTTCCTAAAACTGCGGTACGCCAGGAGGCGCCCCAAAACCTTCACGTCCAGCTGCAGGAACAGTCAGCGAATCACCGCTCACTGGATTAACTGCGGCTCCCATTCCAATCGACTCCTCTGGTGGCGCGGAACCAGCGCCCTGCCCCTCAGGGGAGGCGGCTCCAGCCTGGCCTGCTGCCTGCCCAAAGAGTTGTGCAAAACTGTCTCTTATTGCAGGACTATCCTGCTCCCAGAGCTCCAGCGCTTTCGTGTAGAAAATCGCAATCGCCTGTGGTGGAACTTGCGCCGCAGTTAAACTCTGCGCCGCCATTGCAAGAGCGTTCATGAATCCGATGTAGCTTTCCCTCTCGGCTTCCGGGCCTACGGGCTTCATGCTTCCAGCGTGAATGCCTACATCAAACTCTCCGCGAATGTCTGATCGCGTATAGCCCACTGCGGCTTCTTCGCCAGTTAGCCGTACCCAGCGCTCAGCGTCGTAGAACTGCTGCATTACCTGGAGAGTCTTCCTCGATACTATCTGAACAAACTTCTCGAACTCGCGGAGCTTTGTTTCCGACCGGCCCGCGTGCATCGCGGCTCGATAGGAAACCTCGGTAGCAGACTTCGCTGATGAACGACCACCGCGAACAGCCTCATCGCCAGCACCAACCTCATTCATGAACGAACGAAGGATGTTCATGGTCCCGAGAAACTCTTGAGGGAAGGCCGGCATCACCAAATTGCGAACGTCGCCGCCCACATTCTTGCTCTTTGCCGCAACCATTTGAGGCAGGTTAGACGCTAGCGCCGCCTTTGCGTTCTTATCGAAGATGCCGTCTTTGTAGACAGTCTTGAGGGCCATAGACGCCTCGAGGCCGCTGACAGCGCTGTCCATCAAGCGCTGCATCCTGACCGCGATAGGCAAGATCTTCTGAGCTAGTGAGATTCCGTAAAACTGGTCGTTGACGCGCTCAAAGCGAAGATCGACGAACGGGTAACCCTCCATGTCGAGCGGACTCAACGCATGCTTAAGCACGGTCAGGTCGCTACCCTTGTCGCCCTGTCGACAGGCCCAAAGGATCCTCATCTCCTTCACCCGACGACGTTTCTTGGCTCCCCCAACGCGAACAACCCGCTTTGCCCATGCGTGGTACCAAACCTCGTAAACCTCTACATGCTCAGCGTCTTCACGACTCCATACATTTCCAATAGACGACTCATTGAGCTCATCCAACGACTTCACCTTGTCTGGGACAAGGTCCTTCGTGTTGGCGAACCTACTGTCGTTCTTGACCTCGTCGATGTGAATCAGGTGCCTGATGGCAACCCACGGCATGCGGCCAATCTCGTCGTATCCTGGAGGAAAAACAAAGTTGAACGGGCTTACGCGAAGAAGCGTAGCGTGAGCTGTCGGCCTATCAGATGGCAATCCAAGGGCCTCGAGCTGGTCACGTATAGTCGCGATTGAAGAGTCATCTCCAATCTCCTCTTCTTCGTCCAAGTCCCTGTCGTAGTCCTCTACGGGAACAAATACGCCAGCTGGCTGGTATGTGATTCGCCCAACGCCTGCAGAGAGAACCAGGGCGTCGTCCAGTATGCGCTGGCATTCCCTGTTGAAGCCGCCCTCTTGCCACTCATACATGAGAGCTGCCTGCGCCAACTTCGCCTTGAGTTTCTCCTCACCAGCGTCAGTGGACCTTCTTGGCCTCGCGAAAATGGACGGGTCGTTGTGGAAGATATGAGGCTTTACAGCGTCCAAGGCGGAGGAAATGAGAGCTAGTCCGCGACTACCGTCCTGCTTCTCTATGCCCATTCGATAGGCGTCCATCAACTCTCGCCAGTCGTCGAAATGCGACTTCCTGATGATTTCTTCCGCAGACAGAACCCTGTCTAGGAGCGCCCCCGCGTCGTCCCGCTTAATCGGTAGTTTTGTTGGGTCGAACTTAGCCATCACACCCACTTAGATCCAAAGCCACTCTTCTTGACTGGCCGGTGGTCATCGTCTTCGCTCCAGGCGGTCCAACTAGGAGGAGGGAGGTCTCTCTCCCTCGGGTCCTTCCTGTTGCTTGAACCAACCTCCAGATCACATACGGTTTGCGCCTGCAGCCAGGCCATAACTAAGTCGTCATGTTCCCCAGGAGGGGCGCCAACCTTAACCCGTTTATACATCTCATCGCCAGAAACTAAAGCAACAGATCCAGCAGATCGCTTGGTCAGCTCCATGAACATTCGCATTTCCTTGACCAAGCGTTGACTTCTAATGACCGGCATCCTTGAGCGAATAATGTCTATTCCTACATGAACCATGATGGGCTTTGTAGCAATTGTTGTCGCCCAACCGAACCTAGCCTCAAAGTTTACTGACTCAACCTGCTCTCGCTGATACAGATTCCAATACTCAGTCTGCATGATGCCAAGAGAAACTGCATGACCAACGCCGTTAATCTCCCAAGAAAGTAGCGCGTCATTGTAGTGCCTACACAAAAGCACAGCCTTTTCTGAAGTCTGCAGAGCCTCTGTCTTCCCCTGATACTCCGCAACCTGCTCCCTCGTATCGGCGCGTACCACCTGGATAGCGGTCCAGTCTCCGGTAGATTTTCCTGATGCAGGGTCTACAGCAACGACATACTTCACCTCGTCTTCGGGCCATTCCCAGACCCATAGAGAGTCGCTCTTCGCGCTCCCTCTTCCGGAAAGCTCCGGGGACATGAATGAGGCTAGGCCGATCCTTGAACTAGAGTCCTCTTGTCCAGAGACATCGACAATATCGCCAATAAACAGCGGCTTCTTTACAAAGCCATGCTCGATTGCAGCTAGGTCTGGCTCCTCGAAAACACGGCTTGCCGAGAACGCAAAGGCCTCCTCTGGTTTGCCTGGATACTCCTGCTTAAACAGATCCCAGTTGCCCTGACACTTATCCATCCAGGTTCGGTATGCCCAATACGCCTGCTCTGGGAGAAGGTCATAGGACTGAATCATGGACAGAAGATCGTCGTCGAATCGCTTAACCAAGTCCTCGAATGAGACGGTGTCAGGGATCTCCCTGATGTAGTTCGGCATCGCATGCCAAGGATAGAAGATGGCCTCCCAGTCGCTTTCTATTGGATTGCCCTTACTGTCCTCCTTGTTCCACGCCTTCCAGAACTCCTTGTAGAAGTAACCACCAGCTCCGTTCGCCGTTGACTCAAGAACCACTAGCGTCTCTGGGTCGTCAGACAAAGTCTGCATAAGACCAAGCATGAACGTCTCTGGGTCTCCCCAAAAGGCAATCTCAGAGCCATGAAAGTAGTGGATCTCAAATCCTCGAGTCGAGTGGACGGCGTCCGCGACAGACACCTCGAACCTGGAGTTAAGCCCCGCTGTTTCGTCTAGCGGGTGAGTCATCCAGAGCTCGTTATCGTTGTTTCGCCTCAGCTCGGGGCGAAGGTCTAGCGGCTTGTTGTTGTGCAAGTCCGCAGCCTCTTTAGGGGACTCTGCCTTATGAACCTTTCCAGGATCGTCTGTAGACGTGCCATTGGGCAGGTTGTCGTACATCTTCTTAGCCATCATGAAGATGTTGTTGGTAGTGATTCTGTCTACCGCTGTTACAAACGCTCGCCTATTCATCTTTGTCAGGCACTGATGAAACATGAACGCTTGAGTAACGGTAGACAGGCCCATCCGCCTAGCCTTGAGCACGATGAAGCGCCCAGGCTTGCCCTCTGCTCGGGCCTTCATAATCCGGCGATAGAAGTCTTCCTGGATCTCGTTCAGCTTTAGGGTGACGGTATCGCCAACCCTCCCCTTATTGCTTGTCTCGGGGCGATTCAATACCTTCAAAAACTCTTCAGAGAACGACGGAAAGTCCGCGTACCCTGAGGTTTCTGTTAAGCGCTCTGAGATTGCCCTCGAACGCTTCAGGCTCATCGCCTTGCGAGGCACTACACCTTGCTCTTCGCAGCTGCGAGCTCCTCTTCAGACGCGCCGCTGTGTTCAGCAACAGTGGTCTCGTTCTTCTGAACTGCGGAGATACGCGCCACGATTGCTCGGATAGCGTCATCTCTAGGCTCGTTAGCGTCGTTGCGGCCAGCCTGCTCAGCAGCCAGGAGGTTCGCAAGCATGCCCATATCGCTTGTCTTGCGAAGACGTGCGCGAAGACCAACCATGTCAGGCACGTACTCGCTCAACTTCATCGCATTGTGCGTATTTGAAGTTACGCGCTTGAAGCGCTTGACGTGTTCCTCGGTGGAGTACTTCTGGTAGAAGCGATAGCCGCGATTCTTCGCACCGACGAATACGTCCATCAGCGCTTCCTCGAGAGCCTCTCCCTCTCCCATCGGGCCTTCTTCATAAGAGCGCCCGCGCTCTACATAGCGCTTAAAGCGGGTCTGAACCTCGCCGTTTGCATAGCACTTATCGAGTTGCTCGAGAGTGATCTTCCGCTGGTCGATCATTGCCTTCTTGTTCGCTGCCATAGACATCTCAGTCATGACCACCCCCTACTTAACGATCTTGACGTATGTGGCTGCAGCAGAGCCTGGGCGAGCTGGGCGACGAATAAGCACCCTCTTTGGCGCCGAAACAGGCGCAGCCTCTTCCCGAAGCGCATCGCGCTTAGCGGTGATTTCGTCAAGAAGAGACTTTCGCCCCTTCCCATCCATCTCTGCGTCGTAAACTTCAGATAGTTCGCTGTCAGATAAACCTGACAACTGCTTAACGGCCTCCTTGACCGTAACCGCACTTGGGTCGAAACTCATCGTGTCCTCCAATATGGTTGCCATAGCAACACTAAGACAATGGTCAAACTAAGGTATACCAATAGGGGCCAGGAATAAAGACAAGTAGCCAACTAAGAAAAAGTAACCGTCCGTCATGAGCGACTCAGAAAAAGGTCGAGATCGATGGGGCACGACTCGACAGATTGAAGTCATCAAAGAGGCTGTAGAGGGCGCAATAGAGCGGCAATCTCCCCCTGCCCCAGTTCCTGAAACGCCTCCAGAAGAAATGAAGATCCCAATCAAGTTAATGGTTGGGATCGTTATCTTTGCGGTTACCCAAATCCTTGGACTGGCTGGCGCATACTATGACCTTCGCGGCGACGTTAGGCTTCTCCAGGAGGAGATGAAGGTGTCTGTTCAAGACCCAGCCATAGCCGAACTAAGACTCCGAGCAGACCAGCTCGAAAGAGACATCCAGCGAATTGAATCAAACCTAAGAGAGTCCCCTACCATCATGGACAACATGAGAAGAGTGGGGGAACTCAATGGCGAGCTCAGAGAATTGAATGCAAGGATTAGGGCGCTCGAGAGACAGTAGACCACTAGACCTCTATGTGGTCAGGTGTTACCTTCAACGTCCCGCCCATGGGGCCTGTCGCGGTACCAAAGACAGGTAGCCGGCTTAATGGGTTCCGGAGACACTCCCCTCCTTCCTGTGTCTTCGGGGCCCTAGCCAGGGGCCACACGTCAGACTAAGAAGTTTTTTAGCGTATGAGTCTCGCCATCATTTCGGGAGACGCGATGCTCGACCCACCTTTGGTGGGCGCGAGTGCTGCTAGAACCGGCGGGCGCTTTTCAGCCAACCTCTTCTCGTACTCTTGAAGCATGACTGACCACGCTGGGTCCAGGTTTACTTGGCCGCGCATAGCGTTTATCTGGTCTGCTGCAGACTGCCCGCTTCGCTCCGATACCATCTGCCTACCAAAGAGCATCCTCTGAAGGGCTGCGTCGTCCTGCTTTCTGAGCTCCGCACGGAGTTGCTGTGGATTATGTGTCCTGAGGACCGGCCTAGAGAACAACAGGTCCTCGGGTATCTGCCCTGAAGGCACATGGCTGAACGACCCAGCAGCAAACTGACCTTCGTATGGAAAAGATGTTCTCTCGGACAGGGGCAACCCGGACTCATCGAAAGGTCTTCCGTACTGCTCGTCAAGAGCCCCTTCTCCGCCGACAACCGCGCCTAGGTAGGGGGCCGGCTCTCGGGTAAAGGTAGATGGGTCTACTTCTCGTCCTGTGAACGGATAGTTCACAGTTCTTGGGCCAAGCCTAATAGACTCGCTCGACGCCTCTCCTGGAGAGAGCGGCACGGCCCTGGGCTGCTTAGCGTACCTGCCTCCTGGGCCCCCCAATGTAACCTTGCCTTCGCCCCAGCCGCCTACGAGACCGGCGACCTTTCTTCCGAAGTTTTCGTCGAAGAAGCCTGGCATATCTACCTACCCAAGTCCGTCAAAGCCAGAATGGTCCTGGCTCGCTCTTCTGGAGTGCCGAACGCCTCACTAAGCCCTGACTGCCTTGCGGCTTCTTGGGCGCGAGCCCCTTCAAGGAGGCGCTGTCTCTCGCGAAAGGCCGCTAAATCAGGGTTGGTATAGTCCCAAGCCTGGTTTCGCACGTCCATATGTTCGTCATGAAGGCGTTTCCATGCGCTGTCCTCCCATGCTTTCTCAGAGCCTGCGGCACGGTTCGCGGCACGGCCTGCTCTCGCCCCACGCTGCCGTAAGTAAGCATCCTGAACAGCCGGGTAGTAGGCGTCAACGGATGCCGGGTTCGCGTAGCCCTTGCGGACATCACGCTCGCGCTCTGGATTACCACGGGGTTCCGTCATGGAATATTTTTGGAGAGCAGAGGGTATTCCTGGGTATTCACCAAAACGCGGGTCTATCTCTACCCTCGGGCCCATCCCACCAGGGCCGAGAGATGCTGGGCCTGGAACAGGGGTGTACTCAGGCGGCACAGGCCCATACTGGACGAGCTCTTCGGTGGGAGGCACAGCGCCCTCTGCTCGAGCCAAACTACGCTGCCTATCGCGTTCATCCAGTCTCTGCAGTTCAGCAATCTTTGCTGCGAGCTCCGGGCCAATGATTCCGTCTTCGGGCATATCTACCTCAAGTCTCTGAGCCTGGTATTTGGATCTAAGTCATACCCAGAGGCTCGATACTGCTCTAGCAGTCTTTGCCTTTCGGCTTCCTTCTCGAGCTCCTTCTGAGCAATAACTCTCTCGATATCTTCAGTTCGAACAAGACCTTCGTAGCCTTCTCCTGGAGGGGTGAAGAGTCCTGCTGACTCCCTATCGCCGCCACCAGCTTCATAACCAAGGGCTGCAGAACCTGCGCCTACTGTGGAACCCAACATTAGGTCCTTCGCGATGCCAACGGGGCCGAGAGCGGCTCCTGCAAAGCGCTTTGCGCCAGCGCCCAGTCTGGCTAGGCGCCCCGGTCGCGGGACCTCGTTAGCGCCAGGAGCAAAAGCTTCGTTTGTAAACCTATTCCTAAGAACTTCTGGGTCGTTGGTTATCAGCAGGCCAGGAGCGTCTGGCGGCGGAAAGATCTTGGCCCGGAGATCCCGACTCATGACTTCTGGGTCTGCCCACCCCGGCGGAGGAGCGGTCGGCCCTGAAGGTGTCGGCCTTAAGGGTGGCAGCCCCTCGTAAGGAATCATCGCTCTGCCAGCCCCCAAACCTACAGTCCCACCGAGACCGCCAGTCAAGGCAGCATCTCTGAGAAGGGTTGGCATATCCACTTCTTGGTACGACGGCTCAAGCCTCACCGGCCTGGTCTCATAGTCGTCGAATAGGGCCACATCTATCTCCCCATTGCTCGGAGCCTGGCCTCTAACTCTTCCTGCTCCTGCATGTCGCGAATCAACTGCTCTACTCGAGCGTCTCTTCCTGAGTCGGGAAGAGGCATAGCTGGCTGGAACTCAGCGGTGGGCATTCGATAGTCGCGCAACTCTGCCCCCAGTCCGGGGTCTGCCTGCGGCAGCATGGCCGGCGGGTAACTATTGCCTGGAAAAGCGCTTCTCACGCCATAAGCGTCCCAGCGACTCTCGCCCGGACCAGGACTAAACCCAAGAGCGGGCCGTTCCTCGATGTAGGGGGGGAACCTCTCGTTATAGACAGCGGGCAATTCGGTAGAGATCGCTCTCTCCCTCATCTTTTGGCGCGCCCTTATCCCCTCTAGGAAGTCTGGGCCGATCATTGATGAAACCTCAGGCATGACGAAGTTAGCGTTAGGGTTCCCGATGTAGTCAGGGAACTCCGTGTTGTACGGATTCGGAGGAAGAGCGGGAGATGGAACCATCCCAGCAGCACTGCTCTGATCCATAGGAGCTCGCCTCATCATGGCGCTAAGCCTAGCCATTGTGTCCGGGTCGATCAGTTCATCAGCCATCTCTATCTCCTAGGAAGTTCAACCAAACCGTATCACACGTTCCCTACCACTTCACGCATACCCGTGAGGGTCGACGTAAACCCCGTCCTCTCCTTCGTGTACGGGTCGTAGTACCGATACTCAAGCCTCGGCTCTACATGAACCTTCCTCCGCCTCCTTAAAGCCGTAAAACGCTTCCGAGACTCTTCACTCAACTTCCCCCAACCATCTAACCCCTCTAACTCAACCTCCTTCATCCCAGACAACCTGGACGGTAACCAACCAGGGAAGCTCATCCCAGCCTCAGTACTCCCAAGACCAACACTGAGCTCACCCACTAACCATTCACAATCCAAGTGAGTAGAGAAGAACCCATACACAGGATTCCCGCGCTCGTCAGATAAAGAACTGTTACGAGCAAAGTAAGAAACACCAGCCTTGATGCTCTCACCACAAGAAGTACAAGTTCTTCTTTTTTTGGTTTTTAAAACCCGCAGAGAATGTATCGCCATCCCCGCCCCCTTACAGACATGTCTGTTAGTAACTACCAAGTCTGTTAAACAAAAGTAATTACTAGTCTGACTAGTCTGGTAAGTCTGTAATACCCCCCTACCCCCCAAAGACTTACCTGCCCAAGGTACCGCCGTCAAGTACCCCCCCCCTCCAGGTATAAGTACCCCCGGTACCGCTAAAAAGGTACCCCCCCTACCAGCTCGCCATACTCAGCATGTTCAAATGTATGGTTAATATATGTACGAGTTGAGGTCACCGGGGGGGTCAGGGTTAGGTCTAGCCCTGATACGCGCATGCGCTACGCCTGACGCCCGCATTGCCTTAAAACTTTTGTCCTCTGAAGTTAACAAGGGGGCAAAAGCCAAATACCCCTATGAAAACAATCACTTACCTATAACTATTGGGGACCATAGCCTATAGCAGGCTAGGCTAAACGCTAGACTACGCTGTCCAGGCCGAGCAGTACCCCATCCACTAAGCTGAATGCATGACTGCTCTACAATTCCCTTACAGGGAAATCGATATAAAGGTAAATCACCCCATACCCAAAAGGCCCACTGGGCTGCAGCTCCTGGCGAAATCGCTGTACTGCTCTGGATTGCTGTCCGCGTTTATAATCAAATCAGAAATGCAGAGCAGTCTAACGTCTAGAAACTACCTGCTATCCCTGTTCACCTACAGGGATAGATGCGTGTATTCTCTCTGTGTGCCTGTTGATTAATAGACATCCCTAGCGGGGTCGACATTAGGACGCAGTGTTCTTTGACAATGCAAAATAGTGAAGACTGTTAGTAGCAACTACTAACCGGAATGCAGTGCAGACACTTATCGTGCTGACACGTTAGTCGCTCGGCTATTCAAGGGAGTCCATCAGGGCTAGCCCGGGGAGCGACTCGAAACATAGCGGTAAACGCGCTCATTCAATCTCGGCAGACAAGACAAATCAGCGGTAGAAAACCTACGGGAAATCGCTACCGAGTCTGGAATCATAAGACGAATAGGACGCTAGTCCGGTCACCCTTTCGGGCGACAGTAGTCGATTTCGGGCCCTTGTCACTGGAAAAGGTGACCTTGTAAGCGCAAAAGCAGTCGGATCTACTGGGCGAGAGCCTACAATATCGAGTCCCCGTTACCATGTAACGTAGTAAGTACGGGGACTGCTAGCAGCCATGAAACCGGAAAGCCGGGTTACTGACCTTACAATCAGTGTGGCGTGATAGGGCATTAGTCCTATCGGCGGTAATTGCCACGCGAGGCAATGCGAGCGGACTGATTATCCCCTCGGAAGTAACAAGCAATTTTTCCAGTCTTTTACCTGTTATCGGCTGGCAGTCTTTCGAGGCTGTCAGTCGGTAACAGTCTCCATCCTTTGCACTAAGTGTATTGGATTTCTGCCCGTTCCGTTGTGGAGCGGGCTAACTGTCGATTAATCGACACTATTGGAGAGAGTAAAAATGGCTGCTAAGAAAATTGAGATTGAGACTACTGCTCAGGTTGTCGATGGCCTTCAAACGGTCGCTGATAACCACGGCGTTGACGCTGACATTCTTGTAGCGAACGGTCGCAACCGACGGCACACCTTGACTCCGGTTATCGTGCATGCCCGAGGTACTACCGGCGCTTCGGAATGGGAGGGTCGCGGAGCCTCTGGTCGACGTGGCGTGATTATCGTCGCATCGCAGGTGCTTCGGCAGTACAACGTGACCGAGATCGACGCTTTGATTCAGGCTGCCGGCATTGTGCTCGGCATACTTGAATCGGGCGACGAGGAAGCTATCAAGGCTCTCGGATCTCTCGCCAAGGGCAACATGCCCAAGGGTGGCAAGGGTATCTCGCCTCTGTTGACCGACAACGGTCTTCGGTTCGCGAGTGCTGATGAGGCTCGCGGACTGGCTAAGGGTAGTCAACGTGACAACCTTCGATTCGCGAACATCGGCAAGGTCGACGCGAAGAACAAGGTCATCATCGAGGCTATCAAGTCTAGCTATCACGGTTGCACTGAAGTCGATAAGGACGGGAACGAACTTCCTGCTTTCGATGTCAACACCGCCGATACCAAGGCCGCAGCTGAGCGTGAGGCCAAGCGTCTCGCGAACGAGGCACTCGTTGTTGAGTACAAGGCCAAGGGCTTGGTCAAGGTGAACGGTATGTGGATGGCAGCATCCCACGCCAAGATCCTTGCTCCCATGTTCAAGGAGCAGGTTGACAAGGACGCTCTGAGCGAGCTGAAGGCTTACCAGCGCGGTCTGGTGCTCAGCAAGTACGTCACTGCCAAGGTCAAGGCCGCCACTGTGCGCGCCGAGGCTAAGGTCGAGACTGCAACCGCCAAGGTCGCTTAGTCTGTAATTAGGGGCGGACTGTCGATTAATCGACAGTCCGCCAGGAAGGAATGAACCCGATGCTTTTAGTGCAACGGATGGAGATGAGGATTGGAAAATAGGTGCTCTTCTCACTTGAACCCATGCGCTGCCAACTGGCAGAGAAGGAAGTGAGATGAGACTAGGAAACGTGATCACAGTGGACGGGGCCGCGTTCGAGCCATCGGCAACCGAGGATCAACTGTTGACCATCTGTCAAGAGGTGTCCTCCGCCGCCAGTGGGCGAGGCTATCGACTGGGCGCGATTAACGCCGTTGCTCAGGTCGTGGACGCAGACTCCCGCGAGGCGTCGTTCGAACTATCGGCAACCGTAGCGGACATGCTTGTTCGCTGGAGTGGTGCGCGCAAGGCGTCCCCGCTCCCGGTGTTCGTCCGAGAGTTGATCAATCAGTGGAAGTGAGACCGCGAATCCGTGGGCTGTAAGGCTCATGGGTTCAAGTGAGCGGAGCGCCGACTTGAGAGGGGTGAGCGCCCCAGCTTCGAGCTGGACCATCGCCCAAGACTACGTGCGAGCGGGGAGCTCCGCCCGCCTGGAGGGGAACCTCCAAGCTGAGGGGGAATCCCCCTAAACGGACTCGAGATCCCCCCAAGGGGGTAGTCCGTCTTGAGATACCAAGTGTCGATTAATCGACAGTTTGGATGTGTCGATTAATCGACAGTTTGATTCGTTGAACTGTCGATTAATCAACAGATTCATACCTGAGCAATGAAGCGAGGGTGTTGAGAGGAGAGAGTGACATGGGAAATAGGTTTGAAGATCGACCTGAAAACAAGGTCGGGTTTGCGTGGGGCGGGCAACTGTCCGAGGCGTTGGCGCTTGCTGACGTGTCGTCGTTGAGCGGTTCACGCAAGCGACACTCGTCGTCCAGGCCGCGCCTCAAGAGGAGCGAAACGACGACGAGAATCGAGACGACTCGGGTTACAAGCCCGGACGGATCGACGGTGTTACGTCAGCGACAGGTCACCATCCAGCTTGTTCATACGAACAAGACGGACGAGATCGAGAGGCTCTCAGCCAATGGCTGGGCCTTCCCCGATTCTGAGGAAGTGGTGACTGTCGATTAATCAACGGTTGAGTGGACAGAACACAGCCCGTGGAGAGAGGTCTTCACGGGCTGACTTGTGTTCATTCCGAATGCAGGAAGGAGGTCGCCATGACATTGGCTACCGAGGAAGAGATGTCACCAGAACAACGACTACTAGAGGTTCTAATCGACCTAGCAACTAGGGCGATGCGACACGCAGAGAATGCTCGACTTGAGCAAGACCCCGATAGACGTTTTGAACTGCTCGATGATTCACAGGACATGGCTTATCAAATGTGGCGACATTGGCACATAAGGCTGAACGTTCTGGGGCTTAGCGAGGATCGCCACCGAGGAACCGTCGACGATTGTTACGACTTCCTCTTGCGAAGACTGGAGTACGAGTCTGTTGATGGAGACGGTGAAGGGGCTGCCGATGCAATAACGCTCTTGCGAACAATTAGAAGTTCTTTCGTTAACTCGAGAGTGCCCAGCACTGGGCAGACAGGAGGATGAGAGATGAGAGGTAGGGCTTTTAGGCGAGCACAACGACAGCGGGCACGGGCACGATCCCGTGAACTTGTGCACAACATTTTTAGAGTTGGGGGAGATGACCCCAGTAACCGATGGATTGTTGGACGCGACTGGGTTCGGCGACTGGAGCAGATGTACGCAGTTGACCGAGCCCCTCATAGCCCGACCCGATGGCGCGGCGAGCACCGACAAGAGATACAAGCAGCCGTAGACGAGCAACAACAAACTGCGGAACTAGGAGGATGAGAGATGAGAGATTCGATTGAAGCTCAACGCTGCAAGGACTGTGGCACTGAGTACTACGTGTCGCCGGAAGAGGATGTCTGCGTTGACTGCAGCGTTGACTCGATGACCGCTGAGTACAGCGGTGGATACACAACGATCACGCTGAGTAATGAGACTTGGGAAACGGTGTGGAACTTCATCGTTTATGCGCTGGAGGTAATCCACATGAACAGGGGGCTCCACTGCAACTTGCCGAGTTGGCACGAGCCAGACGAAGAGGAGATCAAAACGGTCAACACTTTTCAAAGGGTGCTGACTTCAATGTTAACGAGGCCCAGCACTGGGCAGAAAGGAGAGTGAGGTGAGTCCTTACCGATTTGAGAAGGCTATTGATTTCAACAGAGGGATTCTGAGTGACTGCTCGCAGGCATTCACGATCCAGGCCGACAGCCCGAAGGAGGCGGCGACTAAGGGACTTATGCTCTTAGCCGAGCGTGGATATGACCCGTGGTCGCACCCTCTCTTCAGCGAATGCCTAGTGAGGTGCATGAACACGGGAGCCAAGAGCTTCTTCATGCTCAAGCACGTACTCCCTCCGAAAGGCGAAACCGAGCCACTGAAGTTCTTTCGCGTTAGCTACAGCCACAACAACAGTGGCGGGGAAGATTGGATGAGTAGCGAGGACTGGGAGTCTCTTCAGAGGGCCGACTGGGTCTTGCGTGGGCGCCATAGCGACGGCTCTCCCTTCGGGGCGGAGATCGAAATCCAGGCGGATAGCCTGCGCGAGGCTCTTCGCGAGGGAGTGTCTAGATGGGAGCAGATCACGAGAGGCAACGCGGACGCTCTCGGCTGTGATTGTTGTGGACCGCCCCATAGCTTTCACGCCGAGACGAGAGACGACGAGAAGGACTACGACTTTGTGTCCCGCTAAGGGGCCGAAAGGAGAGTGAGATGAGTGAAGAGGGAATCAAGGTGTCGATTAATGAACAGTCAGACGAAGGAGAGTGAGATGAATACATACACAATCACCATGCTGGTCAGCAAGGAGGGCGGGACGTACACGTTCGGAGCTGTGCCCGAAATGACAGTGATGGCTAGGAACTATACGGAGGCGGTCGAGATGGTCTCGGAACTCGTCGAGAAGGATGGGTGGAAGGCTGACAAGCCTCTCTTCTCCGTTAAGCACAAGAAGGAGGAAGCATGAGCAAAGAAATCGTGAGCGTAAGCGAAACGATATACGGGTTCTCCCACTACTACACAGTCTTCTATGAGGACGGTAGCTGGGAGCACATCTTTTACTACAGGGCAGAGCTTGAGCCCTTTATTGAGGAAGGAAAGTGAAATGGGAGAAGGAAAGTATCTAACGACAAAGAGGCCTAGCGCCTTAGCCGACGACCACATATTCCCAACCGACTGGTTGCCTGCAGCCAAGGCGATTCACAGGATTGCAGGTCACAAGAACGCAAGTCCGACGCTGCAGAACGCGGCGATTGAGTACCACGACGAGGTGTCGTTCTTGATTGGGACGGACGGTCACTGCGCCATTGTTGCGGAGTTGCCGCCGGTTGAGGGGCTGTCTGGGGAAGCCTTTGTCTCGGCAAGCTCCCTAGCCACATGGATTAAGACAAAGGGGATGACTGCTGATGTCCTCGAGTGGACAGAGCCGGCGTTCCCAGATGTGCGAGCGCCGTTTCCAGGAAGCAGGGCAGCTCAGGACGAAGAGGATGTTGGGCTCAACATCGCACTCGTTCACCGGGTGATGACTGCAATCCGAGATGTTCGCGTGAAAGGGAAGGGTTCGGAAAAGGAATACCAAAGGTCCGTCTGGAGGGTCGCCTCTAAGTTCGACCCTGTCCACTTGATAACCGAAGGCAGGACTCTGAATGGTTCAGAGATTCTGCTCCAGGTGCTGATCATGCCAATGAGGGTCAGCTAACCGCCCAGTACTGGGCAGAAGGAGAGAGTGATGTTTGGACTAGTGCCACTGATGCCGGCGTATGGCCGGGACTACAAGGAGTTGGAGGAGGCGCAGGCTGACTTCGATATGAACAAGGACTTCCGGACCCCGAGTGGTCCGTACACCAACAAGTCCGACCTCGAGAGGATGCACCCGGACATGGAAGACATCCGGGTTCGCTTCGACGGGCTAACCGATACGGGGATGCTCCGTATCAAGGAAGGAGAGAGTGATGTTTAAGAACAAGAAAGAGCAAGTCGATCACTGGAACAACTACGGAAAGAAGCACCTCGTTGGAAGGACGATCAAGGGTGTGCGCTGGCTTTCGGAGGAAGAGAGCGCGGACATGGGTTGGTATAGCCGGCCAATCGTCATCCACCTGGACGACGGGAGCATGATCTTCCCATCGCAGGACGACGAGGGTAACGACGGCGGGGCCCTGTTCGGTCAAGGACCGGACGGCAAAGAGCTTACCTTCCCTGTGAACGGAGGCTGACATGGGCGCCGACATGCTGATCACATTCGCAAGAGTTCCCGAGGTTGTGGACGTAGGACTCCTAAAGAGCCGAGCCGAGTCGATTTCGGAGGACAGCCGCGCCTGGATCCTTGAGTCCTTTGGGTTCGACCAAAGAGAGGAGGACCCCGTCGACCTGCTCAAAAGCGCCATTGATGAGGTCTTTGTCTCCCCGTCCAGAGAGTTGGCCGACATCCACCTCGACGGAAAGAGATACCTGTTCACAGGAGGGCTCTCTTGGGGCGACACCCCAACGGAAATCTTCCAAAGTCTGAGCCTGATTCACCTAGTCACAGAAGGAGACTGACATGGTTACGTTCAACTTTTACACAGACCCTGGACATGGGTGGCTCGAGGTTCCCAAGCACCTGCTTGCTGAGCTGAGAATCCAATGGGACATCTCGTCCTACTCGTACATGAAAGACCACCTCGCCTACCTTGAGGAGGACTCCGATGCGGGGAAGTTCTTCATGGCGTACAAGGCGAAGTACGGACGAAGCCCCTCCGTTGAGGAGCACTACAAGGAGTACACACCGATCCGAAACTACGAGCGCTACCAAGCTGGTAGTGGCGGCGGAGACGAGACAGCGCACATCCGCGCATCAATGGCCTGAGGGCCAGGAAGGAGAGAGACGATGGGATACACACACTATTGGGAACTGCCAGAAATAGGCAAGGAGACATGGGCCAAGATTCAGGCTGCGTCTAAGGAGGTCGTCGCTGAGGTTACAAACCTGCAATTTGAGTACGACAATCCGGACCCTCCCCTAGTTGATTCGGACTACATCCGATTCAATGGGCAGGGGTCCGCTGGTCACGAGACGTTCTTTCTTGAGCGAGACGGTCTGCGCGGGTTCAACTTCTGCAAGACAGCTCGCAAGCCATACGACGAGGCTGTCACTGCAGTGCTGTGCATTGTGGGACACCACCTGACCAAGGCCGGCGCGCTGAAGGACCCGTACTACATCAGTTCGGACGGGTACTTCTCGGATTGGACTGGGCGAGAGCTCGCAACAAAGGCGCTAGGCGAAGACCTAGCGTTCGCATTGGAGGACTAGGCGATGGGTTATCACATGTACCAATGCAACTGCGACTTCTTTATGAAGAAGGAGGACAAGGCAACTGCACTCAAGGCAATCCAGGCGCTCGACCCAGACAGTGGGCGTGGCGGCAGGTTTGAACCAGAGACCGGCAAGACTGAGAGTTGGTTCTCCTGGATCAACACCGACGAATACAAGAATGCAACGACGCTCGAGGAAGCCGTGATTGCATGGAGGTGGGAGTTGCAGGGGGCTGTAGGTGGAGACGTTACCTCCATCTACTTCGATGGAGAGAAGCTCGGTGACGACGAGCACCTTCTGAGAGCCATCGCCCCATTCGTTCGGGACGGTTCATGGATTGAGATTGAAGGAGAGGATGAG